CGGCGCACTTGGGCTTTGTTAACGCGGTTTTGTCCGCGGGTCCCGGCTCACTCGGAATCGCTTACAGCGATCACACGAGAGAGCGACGCCCACGTGCTGCTGACAGGGGTGATGTCAGTAGCACGAGTGGGCGATGGCACGCACCAGTCCGTTGGAGTGTGGGACCACGACTCGGAGACCTCAGAAGGTGCCTGCCCTAAACAGGGCCACGTCTGCAGAACATCCGCAGGCGCGACGAGTGGCGCCGCAGCTAGCCGACCTATACGACTAGTTGCGACGAAAACGGGTGACCTTGCGGCGCGCAGCACTGCGCACCGAGGACACACGGGAGGCGGCTGAACTCGCGCGACGCCGCGAGACCGCACGCTCAGCTTGGGCAACGGTGGCCACCTCACGACGAGCCTTCGCCACCGGTTCGCGCTTGCGGCGCGCGACCGCCTTGACCACAGCGGCGGGCTCACTCGCCTTCGGGGACAATATACTCCCGATGGCGTCGATCGCACCGGGTGCAACCGCGCTCAGCACCTTGGGCCCCCACTCCTTGACAACAGGCACAGCGGCGCGAAGCGCAGCCATGATGCCAGGCAGGGCCAGACCGAGTAGGTTGTCCGCAGCGGGGAAAGCATCCTTCTGCTTCATCGCAATCTCGTAGTACGCAGCTAACGCTCGTGGGTCGGGTGCGACCGGCGACGATAGCTGAGTAATGAGAGGCGACGTAGGCAGTAGGGTGCACTCAAGCCCCAAGCGGAGCGTGCAGAGCAAGCTCGCATTCGGGTCAAGACCACGGTAGATTTGCACTCCGGTGAGGGTCTGTGCCGAGGTGGACAATCCCGGGCGCTGTCGCAACCACGTCCACGAATTCTGGTCGTTACCCCACCACGGCTTAGTGACTCCCGACGCCCCGTACCCCAAGAAGACGGGGTACGTGACGAGGTAGTCACTGTTGGTGTTGTCACGGCGATCGATCCAGTACTGTGACGTCAACGACGCACCAGCATAGATCTTGCCACGGCCATTAGCGTAAAGACCGGGGTCAAAACGCATAGCGCTGGACACGTCCAACTTGAGCGGCATATAACAACCATCCTTAGCTGCGGCAGCATAGACGGTGTCAGAAACAGCACGAGTGAGCGTGGCCTCATCAACGGGCACTTCGAACCCGACCTCACAAGCGATACTCTGCCCCGCAGAGATAACGCCAACCAAAGTGTCGAGTTGAAACGCGACCGTGTCAGATACGGCCGTGACGGGAACTTGCCCCGAGATGACGGTACCGCCATTGTACAAGTCCGACGCGACCATGTCCACGGTCGTCGACTTGTACAAGTGGCGAACGCCACGCGGCAAGTGCGCTGGCATACGCTGCAAGCACACGTAAGTAGGCGCCGAGGAGGTCGACACTTCGCGCACGGTCACAGGGATATTAGTGCGCGCCTGCACACCACCATACGGATCAATCGTGGTGTAACCGTACCCCACCGGCGCCGACGTAGCCCCAAAGTCCGCTGGGGACGGCGCCGTGGCGATTATCACTGGACTACCGTCGTGCGGGGGCGAGACAATGAGACAATCCCATTTGACCGCCCCGGGCGCCTGGATGGTCGATGTGAGCGTGTAGTCCATGCTAATTGTGTCCGCCGCACCTCCACCCGGGAGCCCCAAATGACCACCCGAGCCGGGCGGGTACAAGGCCTTGGCGACCCAATCCTTGGATTCCCCCGTAATCCCGCGCTTCTCCAATTCAGTACTTAGGCCAATGGCCAATGATGACTCTGATTTAACCATGTTTCGTTCGTTCATACCAGCTCCAAAAATTGTGTTTTCCCCAGGGCGCGGCCCTGGGGTACGCACGGGAGCAGTGAAAGCAGCGCTAACACGGAACTCACCCATGGCGATAGCTGACCAATGTCCGGCATAATTCTCGGCGGGCCTGGGTGGGTCGTTGTGCACATAAAGTAACTCGCCCTCGCCGGGATACACCACCGCGTTGTAGGGTGAGTCAGGCCCACTCAAAATGCACAAACGACGCCCCGCCAACCTCGCCATGGTGTGGAGGTCGTCATCACCGTAACAATCCTTGCGTGACGTCGCGCGAGCCACCTCGCGCAACCCCAACGGCGGTTCACCGTTTTCCATCAGACCCCAATTGATCGCGTTGAGTCCACAACGGCTACGGGAGTCGCCAAAGGTCCCGCTAGTGCGCACGATCTGGCCCCAGGCGTAGCCATACTTGTAGCCACCACTCTCAAGGTCACGACCGCGCACAACGCCACGCGCTATGCCACCGATCGCGGCTCGGCTCATGTCGAGACCCCAACGCCCGATGCGCGCGCTAAGCGAGCACACTCCGTAAACGCCCATTCCCGTGAGCTCCCAACCATTCGGGTTCAAGTGCACGATGGCGCGAGCAAACGACTGATCGAAACACATTATCAACCCAATCGCAGCTCGCTGCCCCAACAAGAAGCACATGACCCGCACGGAGCTGACGGCCAATGGCAGATTAGCAGTCGCGCAGGACACAACCAACGCCACGAACGCCGCGGTTTCAGGCGTAATGATCGTCAGCAAGCCCCGAACGAGCTTGGCAACACGGTTGCTATCTGGGTATTTACCAACATCCAACCAGACGGCGTGCGTGTACTCCTGGTAGCGACGCGCCTCTTCTGGGGTCACCGACTTGACCCAGCACTGCACGGCCGCATCTGTATCTCGCTGAAGTCGTGGTTCCTCAGCAGGTCCACAAACGGGTGCGAGATCCGACACGTCCCGTCGATCGCTTCGAGCGTCAGGTCGAACTCCTCGACTGCCGAGGTCGTGCAGCCATAGACCCGCGCGAGAGACGACGCCACCGAGGCTCCAACGGCTTGCTTGCCCAGCAGCCGCAGGCCCAGCTTCTCGCGCACGTAGTGCACTGGGAGCCAGGCTTGGCGGTACTTCGCCGTTAGGCCCCTTGCGATCGGCATCATTCCGCAGACTGCTTGGACGGCAAGGCACACGCCTCGTTGGTACGCCTGCACCAACTTCGGGGGCACCCGAGCGACCGTCCACCACAGGCGGCTGACCAAGCGTCCAACCAGCGGCACGAACACATAACGGGCACCAGTTCGTAACCATCTCGCACTGATGAATGTCACATCTTCGATATCCCGAAACACTCGCGCTTCTGGTTTGATCCCATACTCCGCCACAGTCGAAGTCATCCGCGTCTTCACGTCGTCCGGGTCGAGCCCCGGCGTCTCGTCGATCAACACTAGGAGATCGTCGCCCGCCGCTATTGCTCGACCAGTCAGATGGCATCTCTTCAAGCATACGGCGGCGACCAGCAGGTTGATCAGCGTGTTCCCCGACGTCGTGTCGTTGTGCCCCGACCTCACCGTCCCGACCAGGGTGTACAGATACACCAGCGTTCCGTCTCGATCTCTGACCGCGGCTTTCGTCCTGTAACAAGCCTCGATGAAGTCCGCGGCTTGCGGGCAACACTCTCTGAGGAACCGGAGTTTGGCTAGGTGGTGCTCCCGACCGAGGCGCGCGTCCCACGTCACCCCGTCCTGCTCGTACGATAGGTATGGACCGTGGGAACGGAGGATCCACGCCGCGAGGTACTGAGCCGTCCGCCCACTGCCGCAAGTCAGGAAGATCCCGGGGTAGATCTCGTAGTCGTCCAAGATCATTAGCGCCTTCTGGAAGCACTTCAGCTCCCTCGCGAACGCCTCCTGCGTCGCCATCGTCAGGTACGGGTGTATTAACCGGCCCTTCGTCGGGAACTTGTGGTTCACCTCGTTCTTCAGGAACGAGCCCACCCAATCCGGCACCACTTGTTGGGTTCGGACGGATTGACGAATCTGGGCCAGCTTCGTTGAGCTCCACTGGTCCTCCCAGGTCAGATAGTACACCATTACCGCTTCCAGGTAGGCGATCCGCACATCGTCGATCATCTCGCGCGGGGTTGGTATTCGTTGGGACTTGCTCCGAGGCACCATGTGCCTGTTCACACTGGCGTTCAACGAATTGTGCGCACACGGCGCTATCGGCCAACAACCCCCCCCGACCACACCATGCGCCCACGCTCGCTCGGGTGTGCTCGAACACGTCTCGCCAGGCGGCATCGATCGGATCACCTTCAGAGTGTGTTGAGGATCGATCGGATGGCTGGATAGATCCGGCGCACCCAGACACACGCTCAGGGCCGGCCGCGCCTCGTGCAAACCCCACGACAATGTCTCGGAGTGCATCACGGGTTTTGCGGTAGTAGGTGCGGGCTTCAACCAACGCCGGTATCGCCGCGACGCCCGTCGCGAGTAGCGCAAGGCACGCCGCCTTAGCCACTCGGCTGTAAACGTCAACTTGGCACAAACCGACCACCACCACCAACGCAACCAGAGAGACAACAGGACCACGCCTGAAAAGGCCCCAACCCACCCATAATCCGCTAGCCACCAAAGCCAAAGCAGCACCCATCGCAATGCGACTGGCGCAACGCGCACGACGAAACGAATGGCCCGCCCCGGCCCTCGCCTCGACCAGGTGGAAGTTTGCCCCGTCGAAATCGAGGCGCAGGCCATTAGCCTGCGTGAGAGTCGCCACGGCTAATTCCGGATCGTAGTTGGTTGCGATGATGGCAGGGCCGCGTGGTGTGATGACATCAAGGCAGTAGCACGTGCTGTGGTCCACCGACAAAGTATCGAACACCCCAACAAAGAGCGCCTCCTGGCGAACCACTCGCCCACCCGACGTGTACCACTGCTGGGCGGTGCGTCCACGCAGGTCCGTGACCTCGGTCGACCCCCAAATCGACGCCGTGAAGCCGTCGCGTGGTGCGACCTCAACCGGGCCCACTGGCAGGAAGTCCCTCGGGCATGCGACGACCACGCCGCACGACCGACGGACCGCCCCCTGGATAAACCAGGCTGCTGCACGCAACACCTCGTAATCCAGGCCGAAACCGGTGGTGTACGCGGCCGCGTCACCCAGGAGCATGTGCACAGAACCGCTACGCGCAGCAGCCCGTTGATGGGCCACGCGCGCGACGACGTCTGCGACGTTGACAACGTTCATCTCCACCCCCGCCCCCCGCGCGGCGCACAACACCGCTTCGTTGACATCCCGGCCCGAGTATCCAGACGCAACCAACGCTCGCGCAGCAATCTCGGTAGGCGCCACAACGGGGTTCCGCGGGGGCGGCGGGGCGGTCGCATGAAGAGGCGGCGGGCCCGCACCGATCCGCCTCTTGGTGAGAAAATGATACCCGTGCGGGCGCGTGTTAGACACACCACAACGCACCAGGAACCCATAAGCCTCACACGAGCCGGCTATGTCCTCATACCCTAGACGCTCAGGCACAACGACGAACGTACGGGTACCGTTAAGGGTAGCCGGATACACCAAACCGGCGCCAACTCCGTCTGGGGGGCCAATGTACAAGCACCGGTCGTTATCACCCAGTCGGAGACAGATGCCGCCCAGGAGGTCCTCGTACCGCCTGTAGCACGGTAGGTCGTCAGGACCCGCACTCTCCTGCGAGAACGTGTTGACGTCCCCGCTGAGGCGTATCTCCATCCCGGGCTTGGTGGCCACCAGTGGCGGACGCGAAGTGCCTTCTTTGCGCAGACCATAGAGCCCACACCCCGCGTCATCAAGGATCTTCTCGGCCCAGAACGTCCCAAATTCGTTGGTGATGGACGTGTCCGTGAGGATGCGCCGCGTATCGTAGGACTCCGCCCACTCCGACCCGAATTTAGTGTTGCGAACAACCACGATGTGTGGGTCCCGCCCGGCCTCGACAGTAAAGTCCAGGGGCCAAAGATACCTCTCCGCATCGGGCGCGTCTCCAGCCAACGACTCCAAGTACCCAGGTGGCGCGCAACGCGACCAGTCGACCTGCTGGACATAAAACACTTCACCGTCTCGTGGCCAGCAACGCATGGTCTCCGACGCGAATGAGTCGCAGAAGAATATCGCCTTGGTCCGAGCCAAGTGTTCGCAAACAGTATCGCCAAGGATGCACGCACACCTCCGAGTCGGCCCTGGCGGGGCCTCAACTCCGATCTTCGAATCAGCATGACTGACCCAGGGCATCTTGGGCATGTTCACGAACGCACGATACTGCGATCGATCGTCGGCCTTGAAACCGTGCGTGACACGCCACTGGTCCGCGTGTCCACCACCGGCAACTCCGTCCTCAGCTGACACGTTCTCAAACATGTCGGTGCAGAACCGCTTGTACTCCGTGCGGGCCCGCTCCATATTGCGCGCCGCCACTAAACGGTCAACGGCATCGGGCCGGAGCTCACCGCGTACGTCTGCAGCGCGGAAATACGCGAGGTTCACGGGCAACCAGTCAGTGCGGTCGGTGGCATGCCCCACGCGGTTGCGGACGAAAGCGGAGTAAGACTCCATCTGCTCAGCAATCGCGGCGCGCGTCCCATTCTCACTCAGACTCGCGGGTGGCTCCGCATCGGGGTGACGGCTCAAGTAGTCCTTACGCAAATACCGTTGCACGCTCTGGAGATGCTCTTCGCTAAAGTAGCGATCAGCCCGGAAATCCGATTCTTCAAGCCGCCGCTTAAGTCGCGGGTCCACGGGTATCGGCTTCACGCCACGGAGCGGCTCTGAATCCCGTGCGACGAGGGCGTTGGCGCGCTCAGTCTCATTGTACACCACGGCCAGCGGGTGCTCACGTCGCTGGGGGAGCTCGGTCTGCCCAAAGCCCGCGCGTGCCACGGTCACCCAGCTATTCGCCGCATCAGCCACCCGCTTGAACGGGGTGGGTTGGGGAGTGAACCGGTTGGTGCTCACGCTCGTGGGGTCGCGAGCGCGCTCGCGCGCTGGCTCGCTTCGCGAGCGCTCAACACGATCCGCGGGCTCGAGCGGCGGAGTGACCTTGGGCAAGGGTGCGAAGGCGGGAGGCGCGCTGTCGCGCGGTGCGGGCCGCTCCGCGGCGGGTGCACTGTCCGACTCGGCCGCGCGACACAACGCGCGGTAGAACAGATTGCACACAGCCTTGAGGAGCGCCTCTCCGGAGTTGGGTTTTGTGCCGGTGAGATCCAACGTGGTGGTGTTGCCTCGAAACGCCAAAAACAAGGATTCGAGACGGTCTTCACCGATACCTCCGCCGCTCTTAAGCAAACCAAACATCGTCGCGTAATCGCGGGTGTCGTCCAGATCCAACGGTCTGCCTTTGTACTTCGCTCCCACAATGGAGGCTTGCCCGCGAGTGCTGCGATCCGCAGCCACTGCAGTGGTTGGGCGATTGATTCGCTCTTCCCCACGGGCAGGCCCCCCCCCCCGGCCGGTCTGCCTCGCTCCAGACCGGCCGCCTCCACGGCCTCCGCGGCCGGGTTTACTTACGCCAATAGGCGTGCGGCTAGAGCCGCGAACATTCACCTTAGAATTATCTGACATTGAGTAATGAAAGTAATAACGAG